TTACTCCGATTGGTATATCGACGCCCTCCTCTGCGTCCTCTGGGTAAAACTTAAGATCTACGTCAGGTTGGAGTTGTGCAATGTACTTTCTAAAAGCTCTAGAATCTCTTGCAAGGAAATGGTTATCCACAAACTCTCTAATATCCTTTGTCTCTCCATTGCCCTCTACAGAAGTAATCATATACTTTAGTCTAGTTGATACTTCAGGAGAGGCATCTTTATTCATCTTCTTTAACCCTTTCAGCTCTTGATCAATCTTCTGTTCATCTGCATGAGTTAGTAATTTGAAAGTAATCTTAGTACCGGTAGATGGAAGTTCATAATCAAATTCGTTTTTACCGTCTTTAATTAAACTTTCATCAAATTGTTTGTTTTGAATAGCTGTTAGATCAACTACTACTTTTTCGCCTGCATAAGTAAACTCGTAATCTTTACCGTAACCGAGTACTCTTGCTGCTACTAGTAGTGCATTTTTATCACCTACCAGTAAATCACTATAATTTATAGATTTATCTATAATTAATGATTGAAGAAGTTTATCAATTACGACTCCTTTTTGAATGTAGTTCTGATTTGTTAGAATGTCTTCTTCTTTAGCAGTCATGTATTTCATCTCTATTGTTCCGGATTTTAGAGGTGAATCTGCAGAATAAAGCAATCCTTTTGAAGGTAAATCTATAACCTCACTTGGAAATTTTCTTTCTTGTTCCATAAATTATTTAATTAAAACTAGTTTAAATATAAATATAAGATAAAAAACTTTATTAAACAACAAAACCCGACATTAAGTCGGGCTTTATTTTATAAAAATAATGTATTAGTAATTTAATACGCAGTAATCCATTGCTACAGTTATTGATAATTCAGCCACATCAGATGTTGCCCAGTCAAAAGAACCTTGTGCCATATTTACTATGAATGCTCCTTTAATTACCCATTCTGATACGATATCTCCTACAGGACCTAAAATGTTTAAAGTTAAGTCTTTTTTGTAGAAATCTGAATATCCTGCTCTACCTGTTACTGATTCGTAAGATAAACGAGCCCAGTCCATTACTGCTTGTGCTCCGGAAGGTGTGATTGGATCATATAGAGTTAAGTCCATATTTTGCCATTCTCTTTTCCCACGAATTTTTCTATAGGTATTAATATGATCGAGTTTAACTTCTTCGTCTGTGAAGGAAGGAGCCGTTACGTTTTTGATCATAAAGCTAGGAATGTTATCGATATACATTACGAATCTATTCTGTACTTTAGGCTCAAAGGCTCTAAACATTATTTCGTTTGGATCTAATACTGCCATGTTATGTTTTCTTTATTATAAATATTCTATTTTAAAATTATGCTCCGAACGATGCTCCTGTTGGCTCAATTGCAAAGTCAAGAACAATAAATTCAACTGTTTTAGCTGGTTGAATAAAAATCTGACCAATTAACTGATTACGATCGATTACATCTGCGGTATTATTAGTATCATCCATTACTACTCTGTAAGCGTAAAGACCTTGTCTCTGTACTACTGATTCTAAGAATGGATTTACTTGTGATAAGAAATTATTTCTTGTAGTGTTTGTATTTTGTTCGAATACTAACGTTCTAGAAACATCTCCTACGAATTTCTTAAGATCGATTAACAATCTACGTACATTTACTCTATCAAGTGCTGATTTCTTTTTCTGTAAAGTCTTCTGACCAAATACTGAAATTCCAGCTCCTGGGAATGTAGCTATTGGGTTAACGTTAGCTGCATATAGAGAATCTCTTTGTACTCTTGTTAATTTTCTTTCTGCTTGGATAACATCTCCTAATCCACCTCTGGTAAGACCTGCTGGTGCAAACCATGGTGCTGCTGCTCCATCTGTGAAAGCATATACTCCTGGAATCACTACTGATGCAGGAACAAATTTAGATCCTACTGAAGTAGCTTGTTGTAGCCAAGGCCAGTATGTAGAAGTGTAAGAGCTATTTACTCCTGCTGCATGTCCTACTACTCCTGATACTGTTGATCCGTGTGGACTTACATCTACTACTGCGATTGCATCTCCTCTTTCTTCTGCTAAAGAGATTACAGAGTCGATTTGTGTTTTTTGATTACCAAAAGAGTAAATTAATCCTGGAACAGAGATAATATTAAAAACATATTCATCTTTATTTCCTAGAACTGAGATAGCATCAGCGTAAGCTGTTGCATCTCCTAATCCTTGTGTATCTGTGTTATCAATTGCATCGAAGAAATTTCCTGCTCCGTTATTACCGGTTGCATTATGGAAAGCTCCTTCTTGTGCTGTTGGTAAAGATCCAGATAAATTTGCATCTCTCAGAGTTAATCCGTCGTTAGCTAGATAATCTAATGTTTGTCTAGTAACACTTGCTACTCTAATATACTTTGATCTATTAACGTATTCTCCAGTAGTGCTTATAAAAGCAGGTGTTTCTGAAGTATTAATTGATTTTGCTTGGTTACCAATTACTTTTTCAATATAAGTATCTGATACTGGGTCTAAAGAAAGATCGTTAAATGATTCTAAAATTACTTTTCCTTTAGTAGCATCATCTCCTCTACGAATTGACAAGCTAAATGTACCTTTAGAAGTATCTACATTAGAGATTTCATATCTGATATTATCAGCTGTACCTCCAACTAGTGTTCCGTCTGAGTTTAAAGAACTTGAACTGTTAAGAATAGTACCTTTACCTAATGTTTCAAGTGTAAATGGTGCTGATCCAGATTCAGCTACAATTGGTGTGTTTGCTGCTGCTGTAAAGCTTCCTGATACTACTCGTGTCATTAAGACAGTATTCCCACCATTGTTAAAGTAAGATTTTACTGCAAGAGAAGTTAAATATTCTTGTTTTGATGTACCTGAAGTAAAAGTTGTACCAAATTTTTGTTGGTAGTCTCCGTAAGAAGTTACTAATGTAGGGATTTCTACTGGACCTTTTACTGCTGGTCCAATAATAGCTGCTCCTGCTTCGATTGCTGAAGGTGCTATAAATGAACTGTCATTCTCTCTTGCTAATACGCCTGGGGAGATTAATGTTTCTGCCATGTTTTGTTATATTAATTTGTTGAGTCTATAATAAATATCATAATAGATTCGAAACCAGTTTATAAAAAGTAGTTTTAACCTACGTAAATAAATATACAACAACTACCGTAAAAATTTTATTTAGCAGAAGTAAAGGTGCCTTTATCTATATCGATAGATCCTTGACCATATTTACCTTCTAAAGTCTTTACAATTTCAGTTTCCTGAGTTCTCAATTTAGCTAGTAATTTTTCTGCATTATCTTCTCTAGCTTTAAGGTTTATAGATGCCAGTTTAATTAGTCCAAATTCTTGAGTAATTTTCTCTGTATTCTCTTTTAATATTTTGAGAGATTGTATTTCTTCTGGTTGTAACTTCATAATCTTGTATTTCCGTAATGTATAACTTTAATATTCTTTTCTGTTTTGTAAGCCCTCCATGGATCTACTATTACCGAACCTTCTGGGAATTCATAGTCATGGTGTTTGCCCATATGTCCTAATAGGTAGACTGCTTTGATTGGTTCTGTTGGATCATACTCTACTTTGTATTTAGATCCATAGGATTCACAGAAATGTCCTGTTAATATTGATGTTGAACCATCTTCATAGTGTACATTTGGCTTATATGCTTTTCCTAATATAACGATAGGTAGGTTTACTTTGTTTGCTTCTAAAACTAAACGTTGAGCTAGGTTTTTAGCTTGCTTTTCTCTAGCATTCATTATAGCATCAAATAAATCATACCCTAAATCTAATTGTTCAGCCATATAACGTAAAGCGATATTATCTCTTGGATGACATCCTCCTCCATCTCCCATTCCTGCTGTCATGTAAGCTTTACCTAAAATACGGTATGTTGATCTCTCTAATGCTCCTGTTACTACATCTACATTCATATTACCACCTTTTTCGGCGACATCCTGAATCATATTAACTAAAGCTACTTTGGTAGAAATAAAGGTGTTATAGAAAATTTTAATAGCTTCTGCTTCATCCCAAGTACCAACTTCATATCTTGTACCTTCTGTTATAAACGTATAGTAAAAGTCTAATAGTATCTTAGCATCACCGGTCATT